AAAGAGATTGAAGCAATTGAATCAGAACAATTTAACAAAGGTAAATTGTTGCAAATTTATAGAGACCTAAACAAAGATGATTAGAATACAAGATTTGACAGTTAAAAATTTTATGAGTGTTGGTAATACAACACAGGCAGTAGATTTCAACAAGCAACAGCTTACATTGGTGTTAGGTGAAAACTTAGATCAAGGTGGAGACGACAGTGGATCACGTAACGGTACAGGTAAAACAACAATTATTAATGCTTTAAGTTATGCACTTTACGGACAAGCACTTACAAACATTAGACGTGATAATCTTGTAAACAAAACAAACAACAAAGGTATGTTAGTTACTCTTGCATTTACTAAAAATGGCAAAGATTATAGAATAGAAAGAGGACGTAAACCTAACACACTTAAATTTTACATAGATCAAAAAGAACAAGAACTTACAGATGAAAGCCAAGGTGATTCACGTAAAACACAAGGCGATATAAATGACTTGTTAGGTATGAGTCATGATATGTTCAAGCATATTGTGGCACTTAACACTTACACAGAGCCCTTTTTAGCACTAAAGCCAAACGATCAACGTGCTATAATAGAACAATTACTTGGTATTACTATTCTTTCTGAAAAAGCTGATCTATTAAGAGAGGCAACAAAAATAACAAGAGACAAACTTACAGAAGAAAATGCAAGAATACAAGCAATCACAAACAGCAATGATAAGATAAAAGAAAATATTGAAAGATTGCACAGCAGAAAAAAGGCTTGGATTGCACAAAACAAACAAGACAGAGATAAACTAGAAAAAGCAATACGTGAATTAGAGCAACTTGACATAGATAGTGAACTTGAAGATCATGAAAAACTAAAAACTTGGGAAGAAAACAGTAAACATCTTACTAATTTAAGAAAAGAACGTGCAACTGTTGAACGTGCATTAGAACAGGCTGATAATAATGTAAACAAACTTGGTAAACAACTTGATGAACTTGAAACTGCCAAATGTTATGCTTGTGGTCAAGACTTGCATGATGACAAACTTGAAGAAATGAAAGATAAACTGCAAAAAGATTATGGTGATGCACACGTTTATCAAACAAGCATGGCTGAAAAAATGCAAAAGGTTGAAAAACTTATTGAAGATATAGGTGAACTTGACAGTAAGCCAAACACATTTTATGAAACTGCCAAAGAAGCATATCAACACAGAAGCAACGTTGACAGTTTGAAACAAAGTTTAAAAGAAAAGACTGATGAACTTGATCCATACACAGAACAAATTGATGATTTAGAAAAAACTGCAATACAAGAAGTAAACTGGGATGCCGTTAATGAATTAAATGACACAAAGGATCACCAAGACTTTTTATACAAGCTGTTGACAAACAAAGATTCTTTCATTAGGAAGAAGATCATTGATCAAAATCTAGCATATCTAAACAATAGACTTACACATTATTTGGATAGACTACAACTACCACACACAGTGGTATTTAAAAATGATCTAACTGTTGAAATCACACAACTAGGACAGGATCTAGACTTTGACAACTTGTCAAGAGGTGAAAGAAACAGACTAATACTAGGATTGAGTTGGGCATTTAGAGATGTGTGGGAAAGTTTGTATCAAAATATCAACCTGTTGTTTATTGATGAATTGGTTGATAGTGGTATGGATGCAAATGGTGTAGAAAATGCCATTGCTGTATTGAAGAAAATGGGTAGAGAACGTCAAAAGAACATTTATTTGATATCACACAAAGAAGAATTAGCAAGTCGTGTTACAAACGTATTGAAAGTAATCAAAGAAAATGGATTTACATCATATGATAATGATGTAGAGGTAATGACATAATGGACGATACACACGACAAACTAACAAAAGCATATCTAGAATACTACAAGGCTAACGAAGCCTGGGAAATACGCAAGAGTGAACGCACTAAACGTTCTGCTAGAAAATGGTTAAGCGAGATACGTAGACTTGCTACTGACCGAAGAAAAGAAATAATAGACGACTACAAAGCCAAAAAAGAAGATCCAAATAAAGATTAAGTGTAAGTATCTTTATAATGCACTGGACATATCAAGGAAAAACCGTAGAAAACTTACCTGAAGACTGTGAGGCATTTGTGTATTTGATCACAAATACAACCAACGGTATGAAATATGTCGGTAAAAAACTAGCAAAATTCAGAAAGACACGCCCACCCCTCAAGGGTAAGATAAACAAACGTAGAAGCAAAGTTGAAAGTGACTGGCGTGACTACTGGGGATCATCAGATCATTTGCAATCAGACGTAGAAAAACTAGGCGAAGAAAAATTCACAAGAGAAATATTACATTATTGTCCAAGCAGAGGCGTAGCAAGTTACTTAGAGGCAAGAGAACAGTTTGAACGTAGAGTGTTAGAAACAGATGAATACTACAATGGCATAATAAACGTGAGAGTAGGCGGATCTAAATTACTTAAAGAAGCACTCAAGGCAAAATAAAATTCTATATAGCAACATTGTTTGGTCGGGATAGCTCGACTCACCTTGAGGTCATACTGATCTTATGACTGGAACTGGTGCGTTGCAAGGTTGATACTAACTTAGGTATTAAAAGATCGTGGCTCTGAGAAAAAGCAACCACAATGTTAACACACTTTGCTTAACTAGGGTGTGTTGATGTTCCGTAACTTATGCGAAGGCTGAAGTAGGGGGTTGACGGGTTACCGCCTCCATGCAGAAATGCAATCTTCTTAGTTAAGATGGTAAGCTCATCTTACATGATGGCATCATAGCTTTGCCCGGAGACGGGCGAAGTATGGCTCAACTATCTACATGATAGCAGTTGCTTCGCAACTTATTTCATATAATAAAATTGTTTGAGTGATAACGAAAACAAAGTTGAGCTTTAGCTCAACTACTAATGCAATTCCGGATCGCGTCCATAACGAAAAGCATCACTATCGTAGACAACAACAGGTTCCACTGCATATTCTTTGTGTGGACTGGCATCCTTTAACTGTTGTATAACAATATCCGCTTCGTGCATATCGCTACATTGTGTTAAGGGTTCTGAGTTGCCTTTCTCAAAAACATTATATCTCGTTTGAGGCATTACAATATTTACGGGGTGTAGTCGATGAATTATGTATAAATATAAAGTAACAGGAGAGTAAACCATGAAAATAACGCAAATAACAAGCACAGATGCAGTTAACGAAGCTCCTGGTGGTAGTGCATTAGGTAACATAGCACGTAAAGTAGGCGCAAAAGTGGCTGGCGCCGTGGGTGCCAAAGGCACCGCCGCTGGAATGACTGGAAAAGTTGACGCAAACAAACGTGCCAAAGAAATATTCGTACAATATAGACAATATATGGGTAACGTAGGAGCCAATCCTAAAGCACCAAAAGTAACTGACCTACAGGACTTCATGCAAAAACAAGGTCTTTCTACCACGAGACTAAAAGGAATGCAAGGACAGATTACTCCTAAACAGGTTGATGATATATTACAAAAAACTGCACAGGACACATTCAAAGGTGATCTTGGAAAATCATTGGCAGGAACAGATGCTGACGCTCCGCAAACACTAGGACAAAAATACAGTGGCGGCGACAAGCCAGCAGGAGGTACTGATCAAGCGGCGGCTCCGGCAAAAGGTGGTGCGGCTATTCCGGCAAACATACAAAAAGCTCTTGACGGATTGAATGCACAACAAAAAGCAGAACTAGTAAAATTATTGTAAGGAAGTTAAATGCAACTAGGTGAAGTTACATCTTATAATTTAAAATCAAAAACAATACTTGCGGAAGGTTGGCAAGAGCTAACAGAAGCACAACGCATTTATATTGGAAAATGGGAAAAGGATGTTTGGCCATTAGTTGAAAGCATCAACACACTATTTGAAGCAGAACTTACTGACAAACAAATTGATGGCATCTTTACAAACGCAGAAAAAGTTGCTGTACAAAGTGGTGACAACAAAACTGCACTAGGCAAGGCCGCAGGTGTTGTTGGCGATCAAGCAAAAAAATTACAAGCACAGATAGATCAATTATTGAAAGCGGCACAGAACAGTGGCCCTGTAAAAAACTTTGACGCACAATTTGAAAAACTAAAAGCAGAATTAAAAACAAAACTTCAAGGCAACCCAATGGGTCAAAAGATACTCAAGGTTGTCGATGGTTATGGTGGCTTTGCAAAAGAAAATCCAGCCAAGGCGGCA